AAGAAATATTTACTTATTGAAACCAAGGTATCTACAGATCGCATTAGACGACTTAGAAATCCTCCTTACATACGAAAAAGGATCCAGTCAGTATGTGACTGAATCCTTGAAACGTGCTGATAATATCAGACTTTATAGTTGATTACCTGAACAGCAAACTGTAGTAGGTTGCGATAACTAAGAGGGTTAAGCAGACCCTCTCATAAGTCCACCTCACTCCTCAGCAAGTTTCTGGAAGTAACTCAGAGCATCATCCTCATCAGAGTCAGCAGACTTGGTGGGGGTGATGTCAGATGCATTGAAGTCTGCCTGTGGAGCAGCAGCACGGGATGACGCCCAGTCGGGTTGGAAGTTACCGCGACTGTTGTCCTCATCAGCAGTCTCCTCATCATAACGAGCAGGTGCTTGCTTCTGACCCAAGACCATCTTCAGACGCTTCTCCAGGTCTTCATAGGACTTAAACTGGTCAGGTGCGGTGACAGCAGCAAGAGAATACTGCTTCTTCCACACTGCTTCCAGTGCATCGTCATCATCCAGCATAGGTGAGGGTGCTGCAAACTCAGAGGAGTCGTAGTTCCAGTAACCAGCAACCTTCTT